AAAGACTTGCCCCCTCCTGCAGCCCCACCGTATAACACATCTTCTTCAGAGGAAGATAGAAATTCTTCTTGAGGACCGTTGTTAGGTCTGAATATAACTTCTTGGTCATTAACCAAATTCTCAACAGGTGCAGTCGTAGAGTCAACATCACCCATATCGATAACCCTAGTTGTCTCGCCTGTAAGTCCATTCTCAATCTTCTTAGCATTATTCTCAATCTGTTTGACACGACTTTTATGCCCCCTTAGTTGTTTTTGTGCTTTTTCTACTGCGTCTTTTGAACGTTTTAATTGTTTTCGTGTTGCTCTTCTAGCACGTTCTAAAGACGACAAATGATATGATTGTTTAGGTGCGTTTGGGTCTTTCTTTGGTCGCCCACGTTTAGCCATAATTAATTTAAACCTAATGCTTCATCAAGCTGTTCCATAAAACCAGCACTTTCTTTATCTTGCATAAGTTTTATATCAGTTAGTACATCCGATGCAACTTCATTTAAGAGTTTGTTCATCCTTCTTAAATCTTTAACATAGTCTTTATCTGAAGCATAATCGAGTGCTTCTGGATTACCTTTTGCATCATATACATAATACGGATTTGTGGTGCGATGAAAAAAATTATATACAGGAGCATTAAATAATTCAAAATTCGTCTGTTTGTCGTATATTTTTTGTAATCCCATCCCATAACCTTCAAAATTTGATTTATCTGAAACAACACTATCATATGTATTTAAAAAAGCTAATGATTCAGTTAAAGCAGAAGAATCTCTACTTCCTCCTGTTTCTCTACGCCCACTTAACCTAAATATTAAATTTGCTTTTTCATTATCTAATTGTAAAACTTTTTGCACTATCTTTTGAAATGGAAACATTTTTCCGTAGTTACCCACCTTTCTTTGACCGTGGGTTGCCATTGTAACTTGTTCAATTTCAGAAAATTTTTTAGGTTTTCGTAAACCCTCTACGTTTGATTCAGATATTCCTGCGATTGCTTGCTTTTGCATATTTGCCAGTAATCTATGTCCTACATGAATTAACTCATGCACAAATGCATTTTGCTCTTGTGCAGAATCATATATAAAATCAGATAAATCAGACATATCCTTCACTTCCATTCCTAATTTACCTCTATCTTTATCAGAAGGTTGTAGGGCATACCCTTCAGGTTGGTTTTTAAAAATATTATCTGTAGGGGGATATAATGCTAAATTACTACCATATACTTTATCATCTTTCATGTATTGGTTAAATACTTTAGGATTACTTATAGCTAAAAATCCTAAATGTGCCACAGGAATTTTTTTAAAAACAGGCTGTAATTTTTCTTCAAGTTCATCAAAAAGTGCAAAATTTCCAGCATCATCTGAACTATAAATTTTTTGATCTTCTTCCTTTGGAAAATAAGAAGTACCTAAAGGTTGTGCCTGATGTAGTTCAGCCATCGTATTTAGTGTTTACTTTTCTAGGTTGCCCATAACGCTTTATGTCGCCACCATATTGTTTACCTCTGATAAAACCTGTTACTTTTTCAATTCCTTTTTCTAACATTGATTTAGGTTTTTCTCTGCTAAGTGCTAAACCTGCGTCTTTTATCTCTCCGAGTAATTTTCCATACTCTTCGTTTGGTGCTGTGATGCCTAGCATCTTCATTATACCGTTTTGTATTTGATTTTGTAACTGGTTTAATCGCTTCTCACTGCCTTCCTGACTTTGTAACTGATAATATTCTGCCTGAAGCTTGATAAGTGCATCTTTATTAGCCATCTATGACTCCTTTTTTCGCTGGTAACAGGACTACACCGTGTAATGCCTGTACATTATGATTATGTGTCTCTTCTTTTCCTAATCCTACTCTGTTTAACAGCGACTCTGCCGCCTTTAAACGTAAATCATCACCTCTTTCTATCTGTGGACTGTCAATTAGGCTAATTAATTTGTTTGTTGCCTTTACAGATGCACTAGCTAACAGGTTTTTTGACCGTTTTATGATTTCATCGGATAGTTTTGTTCGCAACCACCCTGCTGAACCTTTGGTGTAACCTGCTTTTTCGGCTGCTGCAACCACATAGCCACCATTACTGAACAGATTTTGTAGAAACAGTTCTTCTTTTTCCGATATTTTAGTCGGTTTATTGTTTTGAGGTAGTAAATTCATAGTAATAATTAGAATTGTGATGTGTAAGTCTACGTACTGGATGCAAATTAAGCAATATAGTGTGCCAATGTGACATCTTACATCTACAATATACATATATAATATCGTTACACATACATGTTGTCAAGAATATAGTAGTGTCAATTTATTGACTTGACAAATTTAGCCTGTACCTATACAATGAGGTAGATCCTCCGGGGTTATATATAGAGTACACCCCCCATTTCCCCACAGCTATACCTATAGCGTTGCAAACTTATCAATACATAAAACCTTAAAATACAAAAAATATGTCGGTATTGCATAGCACATGTACAGGGGGTGGGGTGTCCCTTCGCACGCCTACGCAAGCACGCAGAAAACCATGAGGAAAATTCTAATCATTGATGACTTGAACCCTCGAAAGCCAACCCAAATAAAAAACATCTAAAAATATTCTATTATAATTATAGCACACGCACACACGTCAAAGCTTTGGCAAATTTTCAATACAAATAATCTTGAAAGTATGCTTTAGAGATAACCAAAAATAGCATTTAAAACATACAATGTAATAAATACAATCACATATTATTATTTATTTTAGATATAAAAAAACCCCCCAGAAATTAATCTGGAGGGAGTTTAGGGAGAGTATTATATTATTTAATTAGATGAAAAGTATTTATTTCTATATAAACACCCGTATAGACTTTGCTCCTCATTAACTCTGTGTTCAACCTTTTCATTTACTAAATACTTATTTGCATTGGATAACCAACAATGAACACAAATATATTTATCATCTTCAATTACAAATAGATATCTTTCTTGTTGCTTTCCACAAGCAGAACAACTGCAAATATCTTGAGAGTTTGGAACATGAATTGACATCTTAATACTGCCTTTCAGAAGTTTTAACAATAAAGTTTTCGTTATCGTCTAATTGATATTCTTTTAACTTTAATTGTTTATTAGATGATCCATAACAAGTAATGCCTTGATGTTCTAATAATTCTGTTAAAGCATCAATTTGCATTTTTACTGCTCTCACTTGTTGAGCAATTAAATTTAAATCTTTATATTCATAAGCAACCATATTATCCATATAGTCTTTATTTACTTTAATTAATTTTTGCATCTTTTTAATCCTTTGCAATAAGTTAATATTAGTTGTTTAAATCAACCAATAAATAGATACTTGCATCAATCTTTTTTTCTGTCAACTTTTTATTTTCATTCAAAAATATATTTCTATATTTTCCAGTTGTTGTTGAATAATCCCATTTATTAATATCTAAATATATTTTTCCTTCATTAGTTCGCATAGCAATTAAACTTCTATACGATTGAAAGTAATGAGCATCTGGAGTGACAATAAGAAATTGATTAGGTCGATCATTAATGTTGTAAACTTTAATTTTTTTTGTAGGTGGTATGTATTCACCTTTTATTTGATAATCATTCTCTTGAATAAGTTCTTTTATTGTTTGATCAATTTCTAGTGTACTTTCAGCAACAAGCACATTTTCATTATTATAAATTTTATACATTTTATTTCCTTTCGGTTTTTATTTTGTTTCAGAAGCAATAGAACATAAAAAAAAGGCAAAGTAAATATACAATGCCTTTTTTATTTTATTGTGTCAGTTTATTTACAAAGTAAAACTTGCAATTATTATCAATATTAAAGCAATTATAACTGCCGTTATTATTTTATAAATATAATAAAATGCTCTCCAATCCATTACGCAACCATCTCCAATTCTTGCCATGCGTCTGAGGTTAGCAAATTGCGTATTTTGTTTTGTCTGTTCATTTGGACAGTATGCTTTGATTTAGTCTCACCTAGCGTCTGATCTTTGCCATTGCTATCAACGTAGTTAGCATCAGTATGCGTTGACCAATATGTAAGACAATTATAAGCTGTCCATAAATTATCACCACTTTGATTACTTTCAGCGTGATATTTATCCATAAAGAAATTAAGCAACTTGTTATTAACTTTATATTCAGCATCAGCTATTAATTTAGTTCCTCTACCATTCTCAACTTTACAGAGTGTATTGGTCAAGAACGTTGCAAACTTCTTGTCAGTAACTTTGGTATTCTTCCAATGTATCATAGCGTCTTGATTAGCGTACCATGAAGACAAACTTGTATTTGCATTGGTTAGCATAGCATCAACATTTAAATTTTGAGTATGTAGATGTTTATGTTGATAAGATTTTTCACCACCAAATACTTGAGTGTTTTGGCAAAGACTACGATAAGCACCACTGAATACTTGGAACGCCCAAGACATATCAACAGAGTTAAAAACATCTAATCGACATTTAACAGGATCATTTTGTCCAACGTCCATTTTAAGATCATTAAAATGAATTGTGCGACTAGCACGTCTTCCATTCTCATACACTCGATCAATGACTTCAACATTGTTCAAAGGTAGATCACTGTTTTCCTGCAAATACTTACCCTGCTTTTCAAATAATTCAGAATGATTGACAAGCTTGTAAGTATCAGAAATAGGACGGCATTTTAAAACATCACCAGTATGCGTATTTATTAACCCTCGATAATTATCAAGTTTTTGCATTGTTCCCATACCTA